GTAGAAGCAGAACAAATAAAATCTCCTGCTCCTGTGAAAGTTTGTAAAGCTCCAAAACTTTCATATTGTACTGTTCCTATAGTCATTTTATTCTCCTATTTTAGGTAATTTAATTTTTTCACGTTTTGGTTTCTCCGTTTCCATCTTAGGGAGCTGCTCTTCAATTTTAGATGCTTCAACCTTTGCAGGGAGCTTCATAAAACCACCTTTCTCAAGATACCCAACGATGTTTTCTGGAAACATTCTTGCTTTTGTTCTATCTAACCTAACATTTTTCCCATCAAGGGATCGTGCAGGAAGATATATGTAAGCCATGGTAGGATCATCAGACCAATCAGGTTCAGGCAGTTCGTTTAGGTTGTTATCTTCAAGATATTTCTCAAAGATTTTTGCCCAACGACTGTCAAACTTAAGCTCTTTAATGATGGTTTCCCATCTGTCTAATAAGATAGTCATTTCTTCTTACCTCTCCTACCCCTTCTTCGTTTCCCAACTTTAACTTGACTAACAGGAGCAACCCCATCAGCCTTGCTGGAAAGCGGAGAACCAATAATTTCTTCTTTAGTTTTGACGAATGCTGGTATGGCTTCGCCATAGGTAGTTAATTGTTTATGTTCTAACCTAGACCTTTTTTTTGTAAACGATAAATGATATCCCACTCGTTCTGTTCTTACCCTAAAAGGATCGCCACTAAGTGAATCATAAATTGTTGTATAAAGATGATCTTCATTGCTTTCAATCATTTTTACTTGAAAATCTTGATTAGATATAGTCATTTAATTACCTATACTGCTGATGATAGACCGAGCATTTCAACACCCCAAGGATCAGCTACTTGAGCTTCTCCCCATTCACCAACCATCACCATTTCAGTACCTCTTAATGAGGCATCTCTTTCTTCTTCAGCTTCCATTTCATGTGCCATAGCTAATGCTATTGCGTTTGGTACAAAAATTGCACCTTTAGATGATGCTGAAGGTCTTGCTAATACACCTGAGCTGTATATTGGAACACCAAATGCTGATTCATTTCCTCTAAAGTAATTCTGTATTACATCGGCAGTTACACCTGCTGGAATAGGCTGTGCAGCCAAACCAGTAGTGCCTCCACCTTGAATACCAGATACTTCCTGAACAAATCCCCTGATCTGCTCTGGGTGGAATACACCGCTAGCTTGACCTGGAGCCATTCCGTAGTCAGCGTTGTTGTCTGTCTTTAAGAAAGACACAGCACCTGCTACGTGATAATAAGTTAGCATAGCGTCTGCTGCACCTATTGAGTTAGAAAAACTGTCAAATAGAACTGTAAGATCACTTTCTAATAATCTTCCTAAAGCTCCACCTTGTACTTCACCAACATGTGAAAGTATATCTTCGTTATTTTGTCTAGAAAGTCTGTCAGATACAAATGTCATTATACCGTGTTCTGAAGCTGTAATGCTTGCTACGGTAACTGATAGTTGCTCTGGAGCTGATATATCTACACCTTCTGTAACTGCTACAGCATCGTTTCTACCCCAAACTGGAATATTAACTGATTTTGCACCTTGAGGTATATCATATCTGCCCACTAACTGGTTTGTTGGACCAGCAGGTTCAATGTTTGAAATTGCGTTAGCAATAACAATACTTGACATATCTGAAAGACTTGAACTAGCTGATAGTGTTAAACCACTTGCCATTTTATTCAATCCTTTTTGCTAATTAAAAACTTGTAAAGCCTTTATTTTTTATATCTTTTTTTGCTTCACGATACTGTGTTGAATCTATTTTTCCACTTGCCATCATCTGTGAAAGATCACTTATAGTTGTAACCCTGCCAGCAGTTCCCGTTTTTGGCGCTCCTGCTGTTGTAGGTGGAGCTGAATCAGTTGGTGTTTCCTGAGATTGTGGAGCAGCTTTGGCTGGTTGTTTAGCATTTTTAATTGCTAGGATATTTTTATTTGCCAAAGCAACTAATTGCCCTGGTGTCATATTTTGATCCCAACCCTTCCATATTCTGTCATCAAACTCTGTTAAATCAAGACTGTTGTCTTGAATTAATTGTCTAGTAGTATCAGCTAACATTTTTTGCTCTGCGGTCGGCTCATTTTTTACTTGAGGCTCCGCTGGCACTTCCTGTTTTTGCTGTAACTTACTTTTATAGTATTCCACCTGTTGTTCAGGATCAAGTTGTTCTACTTGTGCCTGTTCAACCTTTTCCGTCCAATCTATAACAGGTTTTAACCTTGCTTCAATCATTTCCTGCAATTCTTTTTGCTGACTTGCACTATGATTGGCAAACTTTCCTTGAAAAGAATTAAGAGCTTTTTCTGTAGCATCTGCCGCAGCTTTGGCTGTTAATTCAGCAATATCATTAGATGATAAATTTTTAGATTGTGGTTCCTCTAGTTGCCCTTGAGCTTCTATTGGTGTGTTAGCTTCTTCTAGTATCTGTTCAGCTATTTTTTCTTCTACTTCTGCCGTAACAGGTTCTTGTTCTGGTGAAGCCTTAACTTCGTTTTCTTCCATAGTTGCCTTAACTCCTATATCTTTTTACGCAACCTTGTGCGTTTTTAACAAGATACCATTTATAGGTCAGTAAAGTCAACAAGTCCTGTATTATATATTTCTAAATCAATAGGTTCTATCTTATTCCAAAAATCTTCTTCATTTTTATTATCTTTATGAAGTAAATTATTGTAATAACCCCATCTAAAAAGAAAAGCATCTAATCCTGGATCTATTTTTCTAAGTTCTTTTTTAGTATTACTTATTGATTGATTAATTTCACTTAATCCTTCAAATCTATCCTCCATACCTATTCTTTCAGAATCTGTTGCATCTAAATAAGCATCTCTTAATTGTTGTGCTATTTCAGGATTTTCTTGATTTTCAATTACTGCTTGTTCTGAAGCAATCCAAAAAAATTCATATTTTTCTCTAGCTTGATAATATTCATTTAAAATATCAGGTAAATATGCACCTGTTTGTAATGTGTCAACTGCATAATTAAAATATTCTGTACCCCATTTTTGTTTAAAATTTTCTTCTGCACGTTCTCTTGCTTTAAAATTATATCCTCTTGGAGTATCAAAATCTGCTGTTACTACATCTGATAAATACTCTCTATATGCAATGTCCTCAATTTGTGCATCAGCACTAAATGCTTTAGATTGTTCATCAAAATAATCTTGTACTTGAGAAAATTTATCATCATCTAATAATCTTTCATTTAGATTTTTATAATCATTTCTTTTTGCAGCATTAGCACTTTTTACTGTTTCGTTTCTAAAATCTCGTGGTTGAAATTCGCCAATTTTCATTTCAGCTATACCAATTTCAATTTGTTTTTTATATTTAATTTGTATTCTTTCTTGTTCATTATAATAATTTTCAAGTTTACCTTGAAATTCATTACCTCTTTGAGCTGAAAGTTTTTTAGCTTCTAAATCAAAAGCTTGTAAGCTTTGCGAACTTGTTGTTAGTTTTTTTCGTTGTTGTGTATTTAGGTCTGTCCATTTTTTATTAAATTCTTGAATAGCTAACATATCTCTTTCAGATGTTCTTCTTTCCCAAATACTTTTTGGTCTTACCCTCATACCAAGTAATTCTGGTACAAATCCTGCTGCTCTTTCTCCTATACTTTTATATCCATCATCTAATATTGCACCTTCAACTGCCAAAGGCAACATACTTGTTCCAATATGTTTTGCATAATCTAATCCATTTTCAAATTCTTTACCTAAATAATCTTGTCCTGTAAATATTTCATATGCTAATCCTGTAGCAGGAGATGTTCTTCCTCTTAAATATGCAAATATTGGATTCGTTCTCATTTCTTCCATCATATTTTCTTCGTTAAATGCCATATCAGCCGTTTTAGCTACAAATCTTGCAAAACTCATCCAAAAAGAACCAAGTCCTACTCTGTTACCATTTATTTCTACTGTCATAAATTTACTTGATCTAGGATCTAATTCAGCTTCTTGACCTAAAGCTGCTGCTGCGGTTACATAAGTACCTATTCCAAAACCTGCCATACCAACTAATGATTTTCTGGCTTCTGCTCCTTGTATGCCACCACGACCAACAGCATCAGCTATTAATGAAAAACTTGCTCTTGTGTACCTTGGAGAAAAAAATACAAACCCTCTTTCAATAGCTTGTTGATTAACTGGAATACCCGCTGCTGCTGGATTTAATGCACCTGTTGATTTATTTAAAAAAGCTAAAAGACCTTTTATTGCATCTGCTTGCTTTCCGTCTGGAGCATTATTGTAAACTGTATTTCTCATATATTGATAACCTTTTAGTCTTAATACATCAGAAGAAAATTGAAAGCTTCTTTCAAATGGCGCTAAAGCATTTTGAAATATTTTACCTGCTCCAACACCAACACTTCCAAATTTTTCTAATCCTTTTGCAACAGATGATTTACCTCTATATATATCTGTAGCATATTCTCCAAGTTCTCCACCACCCATTACAAATTCATCTAATAAGCTTATTTCGTCACCATCTATAGTTTTTACAAAAGTATCTCTCATTTCGTTCATAAAATTATCTACAGCATCAGGTTGAAACAATACTTTAAAACCATTTTTTACAGATGATCCCCATTGAGATAATGCTTTCGGGTCATACCATGCTCTAGCTAAAGTAGGCAAACCTTGAAGTAAAGAAAAACCAAAGTCAAACCCAGTTTTTAAAACACGTAATCCGCTACCAACTGCGTCAAAGTTTTTAGCTGCCAAACTTACAAAATCTGTATCATCTTTCAAACCTGTTAATGCTCTATATTTACTAGCCATTTTTTCAGCACCTTTGCCTGTAAAGAAAAAACCATTAAATTCTGGTGGTAATTTTTTACCAGTTGTATCTTCAAATACTTTTGCACTTGTACCATTTTTTAATAGTTTTTGAACTAAAGTTTCTTTATTTTTTAATAATTTTAAAACGTCACCTTTTTCAGCTACTTCAGCTAAATTAACATAACCAAGATTTCTTAATTTTCTTATATCTTCTACTGTAACCTTTTTAGTTTTAGATATTTTATTGCTTAATTTATTTAATTTATCTAAATTACCAGCATCAAAAAAAACATTGTCAAATTTATCGGTTAAAGCTAAATTATCTAAATTTTTACGTAACACATTGTCATTCATTGCTTTATACATATCTTTAGAATATAACTCGTAAACACTAGAAAGATCATTCATGTATTTAACACTTCCACCTTTTACAGCAGCATCTAATGTTTCTTGATATGTAGTTGGATCATTAAACTTTCTAGTTTTTTGAGATGATTTTTTACTTCCTAGTTTGCCTGTTCTAACTCTTACAACTTCATCAGCATTTCTAGATAAAATTCTTCTACTTAAATATGGAACACCAGTAATTAGTTTTAGGTCTACACCATTTTTTACAGCTTGCTCACCAAGTTCTTGAAACCCTTTAAACATTTGACCTAAGCTTCTAATATTATCTTTAGTTAATTTACCAGCTAATTCACCATTTTTTATTAATTCTTTATTTACAACTTTACTTATTACATTATCTAAATCTGTAGATAAAACATTAATCCAAGTCTCATTTTCATTTTTTGTTATTTTTTTAGCTATATCGTCCCAATCTACAACATCTGTATTTTTAACATATGGACTTACATCAAATACATCTTCTAACGCACCAAATATAGCTCTATTATCTAAAGCAGTATCTGTACCTGTTATTAATCCGTTTTCTGCGTTTAAATATTGATTCCAATTTTTTATACCTGACATTTTTGCTTTATTAGCTGATGACATACTGTCTATTTTTGAACCCATATTCATATGCTGCATTAAACTTCTATCAGTAAGATTTTCGTAATCAAGATTTATACCTTTACCTCTAGCTGTTTCTAAGACCCAAGACAATGGACCAGAATCTGTTATTTTGCCAGTTATTCCTTTTTTTCCTTCATTAATTATTTGTTCGCCTGAAACTTTAATTGCTTGGTCAAAATCTATAGCTGTTTGTAGTTTTACAATTTTTTGCGTAGCTTTTGCACCTTTACCAATACCAGTTATTGCTTTTAAAGCACCAAATCCTGGAATGTATGTAAGCGGATCTAATCCTATTTCTAGTGGCAAGCTATATTTTAATGGCAAATCTAATTCTTTATATGCTTTTCTTGTTGATGAAAAATAATCAAATAAACCTTTTTCTGGTGTTTGTGTTTGAAGCTCATTTCTTCTTTTTGTAAAATCTCTATCAAATAAATCAAAAGCTATACCTGCCCCCACTTCACCAGGAGCTGCTAACTTATCTAAAGCTGTTTTACCTAGCCTTGAAAAAAATCCAGGGTTATCTAACGGAGTATTAGGTGTTGGTTGATTTGCTTGTTGAATTACTTCTTCACTAGCTGGTATTACTTCTTTTGATTGTTCATCAGCAATAGCCATTGCTTCCTCTGCAAGCTTTTTATTTTTTTTTGCTTGAAGTAATCTTCTTAAATTATTATTATTAAAACTTGGACCTGATACCATTTATCTTCCTAATGTTTGAGTTGTGCCACCTACACCATATAAAGGTGAACTTTGTTGCCCTGGAGTGTAATCTAGCAAATCATCTCTTACTTCTTCTGGTGTTTTTCCAAATACCGCAGCAGAACCATATGCTTGTTGCTGTTGAATTGGATTAAGCTCATTAAATGCTGCTTCGTTTAGTCTAGGATTATAACCTTGCACTACAGGAAGAAATGTAGATACTGGAGTTGGTGGTTGCCCAGTAGTTCCTGTTTGTGTAATAGGAGTAGTTGGCTGCGTTATTCTTTGTTCTGGAGAAAGCGTAGCTATGTACTCATCTAATGTTAAACCTGATGGAGGTACAAAGTTTTCATCTAAATATGTTCCACCAGTACCAATAGTAGATGTCTGTTGAGACATAGGTGTAGGTGTTTGCATTCCTGGTGCTATTGGCATGCCAGGTTGATTAGCTAACTCTTGCTGTAATTGTAACAATGGTCCGCCACCTGCCTGTACTATTGCAGCCAGCTGTGTAGGGTTTTGATATATACCTGTAATTTGACTAAGGAGACCTTGCCTTCTTTGAGCTTCGTTTTGTTGTGCGTTTATTTGAGAATTAAACAAGTTAGGTACATTTTGTGCTTGTATTCTTTCTAAATCTCTTTGCTGTGCCATTTCAGACTCACGTCTTTGATCTGCTATAAATTGCTCAAAGGTTTCTCCTTCAATAAATTTACCTTGTGCATCAAAGTATCCACCTACTCTGCCACCTGTTTGCCTTAAAACTTCTTGAGTTAAGTCTTGTTTTGCTAATGGAGATAGTTCTTCAACTAATCGTGTTCTGCCATCAACTGTTTTTAAATCAGAAGTTAATCTACCACCTGTTGATGATATAGTTCTAAGATTAGCTGCTAAAGAATTAAAATCATCAGTTGACAAATTACTTGCAGGTCCTGGTAAAACACCACCTGTTGCAGATATTTGTGCTTGAACTAAAGCATTTGCTTCACCTGCTAAATTACTTCTTAATCCTATTTCTCTACCATACAATTCTAAGGCTGCTTCTAAAGCAGGATTAGGAACAAATCTTTCTATTTGTTCTGTGCCTGCAAACTCACCATCATCATCAAACACATCTTGTTCTTCAATAATTCTAATAAATAAATTTGATGGATCTAGCAATTCAGCTGGAAAACCTGGCAATGCTGAAAAAGCATCTAAAGGCATTGGTCTGCCAGAAGTATCAGTTGGCAAAGTATATCCTGCTCGATTTAAAAATTCTGCAAGACTTGATTGAGGATAATCTTCAGCTGGAAATATACCAACTATTTTATCATCTGCATCACGTCTTTGATTGTCACCATCTCCATCTTCTCCATCTCCATCTTCTCCATCTCCATCTTCATCAGGACTAAGTTCTTTAATCTCTAATTCTTTTTCATCATCATCTTTAAAATCATCTTCTTCACCTTGATCTGATGATGCCTCAAATTTGTCTTTATCTTCTTCAGATGCACCTTCATATGCCTCTACAACTTTTTCATCTGATATAGACATTGCAGCATCTATAAACATATCTATTTGTCTACTATCATAACCAAATTCAGATAAATATTGTCTTGCTTGATTTTCACTTGCTTCAGCTATGTATGCTTTAAGAATAAACGGATCGTTCCAAGTTTGCACAAGCTGTTCAAAACGTCTCCTTTTAATTTCTAACATTGCTTTTTCTGTTTCTGACATACCACCAAGAGCACCTATTGAGCCACCCAAAGGACCCCCAAAAGAAAGTTCATTACTTGCACTACCACTACTTCCACCAAATACAGGATCTGGTAATGGTGTACTTGGAAGAGTTTGAGTTTGTGTTTGCACTTGTTGTGTAATATCACCTGCAGTTGGTGTAACAGATAATTCATCTGCTTCAAAGGGTATTGAAGGTGGAGTTTCACCTGGAGCTATCTCTACGCTTCTTAAAAAAGTTCCAAATCTAGCAGCAGCAGATTGTGCAGTTCTAATAGCTAAAACTCTATTATCAGCTGGTACACTATATATTTCACCGTTTCCTAATTCTATGTTATATTTTGGCATATTTATATCCTAAATGGGTTGCTATTCTTAGGCAACCTCGGTTTTTGTTGTTTAATTTTTGGTTCAGTTGGTGTTTTTAATTCTTCTAAACTTCCAGTAGCTTCTCGAAAAAAAGTATTTACTATTGCATCAAAATGATTAAATGCTAAATCTACTGCTGTATCTTTTTTCTTTGCCATTATCTACCCATACCTGGCGGAAGGTCACTTGTTGGAACTCTCCTATTGCCAGTCCTTGGTCCTGCTATTTGTCTGCCGACAAGATCTTGCTCTCTAAGAGAACCTGGAATAACAGGTCTAGTATTTGTTTCTACTCTGCCAGCTTCTGTCGCAGGAGACCTTTGCGGTTGATTACCTCCAGAAAAATTACCTGCATTTGGTAATTGCGTTTCACCTTGCGTATTTAGTATGTTTTGTGCTATCTGTTCGGCCTCTTGTCCTGTGGCAGCACCAGTTGCTTCAACTAACTGCTGTAACATTGGAATCCTTCTAGCTGCTTCACCTTGTAACACTTGCTGTACTTGTTCGCTCTTTATAAATGCTTCAGCTAATAATTTAGACCTAACTTCTAATGCGTTAGATACACCTGCTTTTCTAAGTGATGTATCGTGGTCTACGAATCCTGTTCTCCACAAGTTGTTCCACAAGTTAAGTTTTCTTTCTTGTTCTTCAGGAGATGTAGGTGTTAGCTGTACTAAGTTCATGTAATGACCACGAATGTCGTTTGGTCTTACAACTGCGTCTAATGGTCCTGTTTCTGTTTTACCAAATACAGTCACCTTATCTTGTATGACGTTTTCTATAATATGTAAAATAATAGAGTTTCTATCTTGCAATCCACGTTGTGCTGCTTCAACATATGCACCAAAGTTAAGAGATGCTATTCCTGCTAATACAGCAGTATGATAACCACTAGCTGCTCCTGTAGGTTTTTGCCCACGTGATACAGCAGGTGCTGTGTTATTCTCAATAGCTCCTTGCATCATTTGCTGTGCAATAATAATTGAGTTTGGCGGATCAGGAGTTTCTGATTGTTTTACCTGCACATTCTGAGGTAAGAAGTTTTTAGCTCCTGGTGTTTCCTCATATTGTTCCATAACCTGCTCAGTTATTCCTGGAGGACCACTAAAGTCTCTAGTTGGCCATGCCGCATTCCCCACAATATCTAAGTATTGCGAGGCTAATCTTGATTCTGCCCGAAGCATATCGTAGTTACCATGCAGTATTCCTCTATACAGTATTGATGGCTCGTTACCATCAGTCATTAACCCTGTATGAGGCCAGTACATAGTAAAGGGTAAAGTCTTATAGCCATGTCGCCTTGGCTCTAATGCAAACTTACCCTCTGCCATGTAACATACTTGCGAGTGAGTCCAGGTTTCTACAAACTCTACGGTTCCTTCGGCAGGTCCGTCCCAATTAGGAAAATGTGCTTTTACCCATGATGCTTCAATTTCGTAAAAGTGTATAACCCATCTTGGATCTTGAATATTATTTGTATCCCATACCATCATCTTAGGATTGATACAGTTAGAAGTTATAGGCCAATTAATATTTCTTTTATCTAAAACTTCTTGTAGTTGTTCTTGATAGGAAGAAAGGTCACCTTCTTCATCAGTTGGTGGTTCTGGAAAATCGTCCCATCTATTTGCTGCAAATTCCGTTTTCTCAAACGCTATTCCATATAAAGCCATATGTTTTGCTGTTTCTCTACGTGTAGGGGAAAACTGTTCAAGCATGTGATTAGCACCTCTTAAAAACTTTTCAAGTAACTCTGCTCTTGCACCACCTTTTGGTCCTGGTGGCGGAACTGATATATCTAAAAATTGTGGAGTTACATGTGATACAAGCGTATTAATAGTTGAGTGTGCAGTTCCAAGTCGTACTTGCGAACCTGTTTCAGGAACATCAAAATCAAAATTAGATAAATAAAAATCTTCTGCTTCTTCACAGTTTTGAAAAAATTCTTCAAACTCTCTACGTTTCTGATCTAATGTGGTAGTTACCCAATCTAGAGATAATAACGGTTCATCTAATGGATTAGCTTGTTCTCTGTTTATTTCTTCCTGCGGATCGTAACCTCCTGATCCACTTGAATAATTCATTGTCATAGGTTTTTATCCTTCAGTTAATGCTTCAAGTGCTGCCTGTTCTTTTCTCATCTGCCTCCACCGAATTAGCCGTCCACCCTTTTCTTTATAATTTTTATTTAATGGTTTTACACCACTTTTTGACCGCGGCATTCTAAATTGTTCTCCTGATTCTACAGCAGGATCACATGCCATCAATGCTAAACATTCAGCATCAACCCAGTCATCATTCGCACCTGACACAGTATAGAAAGAATGTCCTCTGTTAGACGTTTCCCTATGAGCAATATCTTCTAACTGACTTATTAGTTTAACCCAACTTTGTGGAAATGCAACAGTCCCTTTTTCCAAAGATATAGCATAATCTAAAAATAGTTGGTATTTTTTACCTGGAGTAAATACATACCCAATGACAGGAATTGATTGCTCCATAAGCTCTCTATATAAAACATCTTCACCAAACTTACCACCAAGTCCTGTAGAATCCATGTAGACTTCTTCAATGCCCCATTTCTCTGCGGCAGACTTTACAGTTTCTACTTGTAACGACCAATCTGTTTTTAACATTTCAATAACTGCAACAGAATGTCTAGATACTCTATCTTTAATAATTAATACCGTTGGATCATTGCTTCTTCCCAAGTCAAGACCAGCTACATAATGTCTACCATCTTCTGGCCCAATCATTTCGTATGTCCCTTTAGAGTAAGCAGCAGTTATATTTCTGAAGAAGTTACCTGCACCTTCAGGTTGCTTTGCCATATAGAACCTTTCCCATATACCTTCAGTTAATGCTGCTCTTTCTTCTTGTATTTCTAATCTGTCATCTTCTGTAAGGTAGGGGTTGTCGAAGGTTGACGCATGAAACGCAGCACGCCGCGTAGAGGGGGTTTCCTTAGCGATCTTAAAGTTTCTTGCAAACCAATGCTGTGTTGAATCAGGCGGTACGCCCTCAACAATAGCCCTACCCAATCTTCCTGGTGAGTTAAGCGTTGGTCGTACTTTATTCCAAGCAGCTTCTTTAATGTCTTGTGCTTCTGCCATGTGTAGGAAATCAAGTCCTACAGTCTGTAATCCTTCTGGGTTATCTGCTGATTTTAATTCCCAGAATACTGACTGTCTCCATCTATTAGGCAACCAATTACCTTGTTCATCTTTTAAATCTAACCATACATGCAAGTCATCTTGTTTAAATCCTCCACCTCTACCACCACCTTGCACTTTACTTTTAGTTTTACGAACAATGTGTTTAGGAATAAACGCTTGCATCTCATTCCATACCTGCATCATTTGCGCACGTGTAGGAGCTACTGTCCATATGTGTATAGCAGGAACTAATCCTGCTTGTTCTGCCGTGAGCTTTTCCTTTTTGCCAGGAAATTGTATAGGGTTAATAGAAGCTTCTCTGATTTGTCGTAAGGCTTCCTGTAGAGCCGATCTAGTTTTTCCCGCTCGTCTACCAGCTTGTACAAATTTAATTTTAGCGTTGTTTTCATGCATATCCTTTTGCCAAGGATAAGCCTCATACATATTAGCCATGAGTTACTACTCCTTTTTTTTTACGTTTCATAAAATACCAATGATGCCTTTTACACAGACCGTCCATAAAAATTCTTTCTTCACAAGGTACTTTCCAAGGAAAAAGTTTTACTCCTACATTACCACTACATATCATAGATCAGGTAATCCATCACCAGAATAATCTAATGCTGGAGCGGGACCACTTTCTTCTATCATGCCTGACTGTCTCTGGTTCTCCATAAAGTATTTAATCTCTGGTCTAGAGTTAATAGGTTCTATGTGTTCAAGGTACCCATTAGCCATCATCTTTAATGCAAAGTTTACACCAGCACTTCCTGACGCTTTAGCTTTTTCTAAATGCATAAAACTAATTACTGCTGACTCGTGTGCGTATACAGTATCTAAGTGTGACTTTTTAATGTAGTTCTTTTTAGAACCAGGAAAGATAGGGTACTGTTCTGTATCCCTGTAATCAGTAAGCCTTGTCATAAAGGTTTTGTCTGCTTCTATTTTCTTTTGAAGCTTCTCTGAGTCCCAACCAAACTCGTCACACATTTCATTTATACCACTATCACTAGATCCAAATACAGGCAATAGTATATATACCTGTTTTAATTGTCTTGTCCACTTCTTCCATTCTGGAATAGCCTTAAACACCCTGCGTTCAATCTCAGATACCCCCGAACTACTCTTGGCTAACATATTGCCTAGAGACATGTTCCTCCTTGACTTCATTTATTTTAGGAGTATACAATGATTTCACGGCAAATGTAACCGCACAGTAACATAATAAGCATCCAGCCAATAAAGAAAAGGTCAAAACTTATAGAGTTACTCCTACTGGGGGTCTAGAGATGCTCCAGGACAAACAGAGTGGTGAGGGACGGCACACCAATACTCCAATGTCAGGGAAGTTAGCGATTTTTGCAAGAGGCATTACCAACAACGCACAATACAGCGTCCTAATAGGGGCGGCCTGTATCCAAAACACTCCCCCTTCTAACAACTACCCCCACACCATAGACGGTATAGAATAGTAACTCAGCGCTCTGGGTACTACATACATATTACACATACGGGCAACGGTCTATCGGCGGTACTTTCCTTACAGTATAGGCACGATCGTGTACGCCAGAAATAGTTCCTTGCGATACTATTCCGCTCCGCAACGCTTACGATACCTAGCTTTAAACCTAGCAAGCAACCTACAACCATAATCAATTAGTTCAAATGCTCGAATATATTCACGAGGAAAAGAGGCAAGCAAGGCATTTTTTAGGTTCAACCCTACTAGTATTGCTATACATGTTGACAATGTTTGTTAAGTGTGAAATCATTGATAACAACTTACTAAGCGATTTGCAAATAGTAAGCAAGCATAAAGCGAGGACTAACCATGACTACACAAGCGAGAATTCTAAACGGCACAAGCAATGACCAAATACGAACGATTGCAACGGAAATAACAGGCAAGGCATTTAAACCCTTGAGCATGATCAAAAAAGAAGTTTTTCCGTTGATGACCAAAGCGGAACTAGCCGAACTCAAAAAGCTATTTCTTGAACGTGGGGGAGATCCTACAGCTAGAAATATTCAAGGCATAAGCATACCCAAGGCACCAACCAAGGCTAAGACCGTTAAGGCTAAGACCGTTAAAGCTAAAATGCCCTTGTTCGTAAAAGATACCCACGATTTCACAAACGGTATCGCACCAGTTGCACCAGTTGTAGAAACAATCACGGTTGAACAGGCTACGATTGACGCAATGACTAAGCTAGACAGCCTAATAAAAAGCATAGACGATAGACTAACCAAACTAGAAAAATAAGACTAACCAAACTACCCCCCCCATCGTAACCGTTGGGGGGGATTTTTTTTGCAATTTTTTAAGCTATTCCCCAAACAAGGTTTATATTCTCCCCCCCCATATGGTCTCTAAGGCTCATAAACAGCCTATACAAGCGTTTTAAGTGTGTTTATGGTACTTTGATACCGTTTGATATATTTTGATCGAATAGAGACAACCTGGAAGATCGTAATTTTTAAGCTTGGAAGAAAAAATGTTAACGTTCGTGTGTTGCTTACGCTTGTATGTTGCCCACGATCATGCGTTGCCCACGATCATGCGTTGCTTACGTTCGTGCGTTGCCTACGTTCGTGCACGCTTACGATCATGTACGGTTACGATCATACACGTTTACGGTCATAAGCACGACCTACGCAAGGCAAGGCGTATATGTTTCGTCATTTTTCCCATTCTTCCATGTCTCAAATACCGTAAATCCCCGATTGATTTGACACTTTTTGATAATTGATGTAAGGTTTTGTCATGGTTTTCAAATTTGACAGCCAAAAACGAAATACTTATGTGCCTATGTACATACGTAACGAGGAGACTTTTACTCATGACTATACCAAGCGAGCCTAACTTCAACCAAACAGACGCACTTGTGGAACTAGACCACGAGTCTAACCTATGGACAAACGATACGTCCGAACAAACTCTCATGCGTGGGGGTTACACTACCAACGAGCAACTAGACGAACTAGGAAACGACATCAATAGCACGTTCTACGAGTGGGACGAGTTAGAGGGAGACTTATCATGACCACGAACACATACATACAAGCAACTGCACCACGAGTCAAAGGTGTGGGAGTGGATAAGAACCCAACTGCTTGGCTCATAGCACCATCTTGCCCATGTCACGAGGACAAGGCTGATACTGCCTACTTGGTCAAGGCTACAAGCACAAGCGGATTTGGTTTCCATGTGCCTAAGACCGAACTCAAGGAACTCAAGGGTAAGCTAGCCTAGCTAGCAGTCCTGAGCATGACTGAAAACTGCTCGACCTAAGCTGATCTACAGGTGTGTTGCCTGTACTGACGAGTTGGAAACAACGAAATCGGCTATACACAAGCGAAAGGGTATACCTATGTCATACGGTAACGGTTACTCAGTCAACCGCAGTTGCACAAGCATGCAAGCTATGCACGCTATGGAATTGCGTGAACTGAAAGAACTCCTCGCACGTAAGGAACAAGCTAGGAAAGCTAAGTTTAGGCTAACTAGACGTGTGCCTAAAGCACATCAAGTTCCAACATGGCGTGAGGAATTTACAGGGCGTATACACGAGCGAAAGGAGAGACTATGAACGAAAATAACGGATATACAAGCACGGTCGAAAAGCTATCAGATGTACACGAGTACCTGTTGAACAAGGACGGTACGTACGGAAAGCCAAATCAACGGCTTGGGCAAAGATTAAAAACCAACACAGACAGGATTGAGCGTAACCTTGATTTTGCGATTGAGCGTATAGGCAAGCTTGAGGACAGACAAGTACGCACAACTATGTACTTTGGCAAAGACCTAATCACATTCCTGTACATTGCTTTGGTCGTACAGATAATTGCTATGTTTATTGTTGGAGTTATCTACGTAGTGGGGAGTTACGCATGAAATTGCTAACCAACAAACTACTCAAGCAATTCAAAGCGAATGGCAAACTGCCTGAAGAAAAGCAGAAACTTATCGCTCACTACTTCAATCCCACAGGCGTAGGCGATTGGTGGGCTATGACTTATGACGAGGACGAGAAATTGTTCTTCGGTTATGCCCGTATTACAGATGGAGAGTATGGGTATTTCAGCCTTACTGAACTAGAGGAGTTCAGAGGTACGTTCGGTCTTAGGATTGAACGAGACCTACACTTTGCACCTTGCGAGCCATCAGAAATAGGGGGCAAGCTATGAGTAAAAGTTGGAGAGAGTGGAGTAAGTACACGAACAAAACTCCACGCAAGCATAACAGGAGTAGCATTGCACATTGTTGCAAGTTACATCACGATTGGGACGCACGTGAGTTTGACAAAAAACGAGATTTGCGTGAGGGAAAACAAGAGCATCAAGCACAGATGCGTAATGCGTTACAGAGGGACGCATAGGCTACGTCATGTGTATTGGATTTGACAGGATTTCAATACTGTGATACACTTTTATAAGGTTGCCGATTTGACAACCTACAACGTAACGAACAGGAGTACATACTATGGACGCATCTACTACAAACACATCTACACCTATGTCAGCTAGCAAGCTAGAAAGACGAATACTTTTAGGCAAGCTAATAAACGTAGACATCATGGGTAAACCACTTAAGCAACTACAGGCGGATTTGGAATCGCATGCAGACACAGCCTCGCTTTCAGACATCTACGATAACGTAGTAGCTAAGTTGAACGCACAGCCTACACCAACCGATAGAGTCAATACTGCCTTAAGCATGGTGGTTGCGGAGACTACAGTTGAGCCTACAAACGAAGTTGCAGAGGTTTCTGCAAGCTAACAGGAGACTATACATGACGAGTAACGAAAACGATAACACACTAGAAATACCTGTTGAAGAAACAGACGGTATCGCACGTGGTAGCATGACACTTGATGACTGGTATCCCCACTTCAAGCACCTTGCTAGCACAGGTACTATCAAGTTTACACTATTCAACAGTTGCCCATGCTCACTTGAACTTAGCTTTAGTTACGAGGACAAGGGAGTAGCTTTAGTACGTAACACAACTAAATGCGATTTATGCACCGAGAACAAGGAAGATAATTCCGAGCGTATGGGTGCGGTTATGGACGGATTCTCTGCTTTGATGGCACAGACATTAGAGACAGGCAAGGGACAAGAGTTCTTTGCAGAACAGGTCAAAGAGCAGATAGGCAGAGACATTGGTTCATCAGGGCATAAGGTCAAAGTGAACAAAAAACACGAACTAGCTAGCAGATTGTTTGGGGACAAAGATGATGGTTACGAAAGAGACCTACAATCAGATGCACAAGTGCTGATGATGACAGCCTTGCAACTGCTTGATTGGATAGACGTAAGCAAACTTACACCTATACAACAAGACCAAATAATACCCATGACTCAAACTATTGAGGCGATTAGGAACAAAGAGGCTTTCGCAGAGCCAACAGAGACTATCAGAAAAATCATGGACAAAGCAAACGAGAACGAGGAGAAACTATGACCAACGAACAAGACATGATAGCACAATTACAAGCTATAAACGCACAAGCAAAAAACATACAACCTACTCCAACTGCACCTAAGCCTACACCAACGAGTAGTACAACATCAGAGGTATTGCCTAGTTGGTTTGCTTTGAGCAAGTTTGGTGAAGATACGCTAAACGAACTTAAGGGTTTTATTGAGACTAACACACCTGTACTGCTGTTAGGTGGCACAGGTATGGGTAAGACTGTACTGCTACAAGCTGTAGCTAAAATGCTAGGTAGAGCAACCGTAGGATTCAACTGCTATACAGGTATGGACATTCAAACCTTGGTAGGTATATGGAGACCTGAGACTGATGGCTCGCTTGTGTGGCAAGACGGTGTGCTTACACAAGGTATCAAACAAGGTGCAATCATTAGGATTGAGGAGTATACACGAGCCACACCTGACTTGAAGTCAAGGTTGTTCGGTATCTTGGATAGCAAGGATAGAACGTGGAACATGTACGAGAAAACTGAGGAATCAGTAGAAGTACCAGAGGAAACGGTTATCGTTGCAAGTGCCAATCCTACAGGTAATGGTTACGTAGGTACTATGCGTGAGGATAGAGCAAGCATGAGTAGATTTGGTGGTGTGCTTGAGATATATGAGCCACTTGCTGATGAACATAAGGCTCTTATGGATACGCTTGGTAGGAAAGACAAAGTTGACAGGATCCTTGCCTTTGCAAAGTTGCTTAGGAAAGACCAATCCACTTACCTTTCCACTAGGGATTTACACTTCCTTGCCATGGCTTTCAAGCGTGGGATTACACCTCAAAGAGCAGTCAGCATGGTTCTTACACCTAAGTACGAGGGCAAAGAAAATACCATACTTACGCATGCTCGTGCGGTATTCGAAGAAATGGATATCACAAGCGTACGTGAAGAAGTATCACAAGCAACTCAAGGAGCGTAATAATGAGTAAAGATATATCAGTCAATGATGTAGAATTTACTAATTTAGATGATGAGATTTACGATAATTTATCGTGGTATTGTGATATGAATTTAGTAGATGAAACACCAAGATTAAAAAATAAGTTCTACAGAGTTAGAAACATGGTGGTTGATTTTATTGAAACTGTAAGAGCAGAACAAGCTATAAAGGAGAAATAAATATGGCTCAACGAAAATTAACGTGGAAGAACGACCCACGTGCAAACGACCATTCAGGTTTACTAAGCACCGCATTAGGACGAAAAGTAGTAGTCAAGGGTACTCGTGTAGGTAAGGTACAACGTGGCGTAGTAGCTACGGAATTAGGTACATATTCACATGAACTGTACAGACACGCATCTAGTCCGTTTGAGGTTACATTGGTTGCAAGCGTACGTTCTGAGACAAGCTTGCCCATTGACAAAGCAAATCGTGTAATTATTGATGCAACTAGAAGTTACGTTCAAAACATAACTAGTGCGTTTGATAGCAACCCACAAGGATTAACTACGGACGAAGTCGATAAGCAGAATAACATTATACAAACAGTTGGTTGGAAAATAGAGGATTTTGCACCACGCTTGTATAACACTTTAGATACGCTAAGATGTGCGGAACTTGCAAACAAACAATACTTGCGTAGCGGGTGTGTTGACATAGTTATGGACGAACTCAAGAAAGAGTTTGATGATAAACTTACGACAAATGGTGCTGTGCGTGGCTATAGTGCAACTAACAATGCAATATGGCTAACAGTTGTTGGAACTTTGATTGGCGATAAATCAATCGTTCGTAGTATACAAGCAAGTAAGTGGTACCATCTTATAGACCAAGACTCTGTTGACTTGGACAAGGTTGCTATCATAGCTAGAGATTACATTGAGGTATGCAAAGCAAAAAACCTAGAGTCTGCCCAAGACGTTGTAACTAAGTCCATGAGTTTATCCATAGACTTACTGCACGTACTTGCAAACTTACCTAGAAAGAAAGGTGGTGGCAAGGCAATAAACATAAGCAACGCTAGCAGTCCTGATATTGATGTTGCTTATGATGATGATGATAGTGGTGGTGAAGAAGTGCTAGAGAGTGGTGGCGGTAGGTCAGGTGCTATTCAGGGTACTGAGTTTACCAATGCTACAAACTTTACGTTTGATGAAAGTCTTGAGACACAATGGCGTGAACTTACAAATGACCTTATGCTGAAAGAAAAACAAGCTAAGGAAAACAAAAAAGTAGGTTACGTTGGCGGGTTGGAGTCCAAACCTAGCAACCTTGAGCGTAATGTTACTGTTGATGATACAGATGGTAAGACAGATGTAGCAAAGCATAGCGTGAAATTGCTGAACTTTACACAAGAGGCAGTCAAGCTAAACGCAAATACAGTTAATCTGCTTGAGGACGTTGAGCGTAGTGGTTATGCATCACGGCACAGGTCAGGATACCCAACACCTGATTTATGGCAACTTAAGCGTTTGGGTAATACCAAGGTATTTGGTAAAGCACCTAAGAAGTCAGGCAAATTGCTTATGCTTGTAGATGCATCAGGCTCTATGGGAGACGGTTACCACGAAAGTGATAATGGATACTTAGCGTATCAAGCATCTACTGCAATAGCTGAGGCTTTCCCAAATGCTGAGACTTATGCGTTTAATTCAAGTGATCGTCAATGCTTTATATATCCGTTGCAAAATGGGTTTATGCTAGGCAAGCAAGCTAAAATTGATGGTTTTAGACACGGTGGTAATACGGATTGCTCTGCTCTACTGTTCATGGAACAGATGATGCTAGGACAATTCCAAGATAGTTTGGCAGTTATCATTTCTGATGGCTCACCAAATAGTCCTAGTCCGCTAGCTAACTCTCATCTACGTTCACATACAAGAAACGTGTCATATAGGTTACATGACCAAGGTTTACGCTTTGTTTCCGTATTAGTTGGCGGTTACGAAGATAGCAGTTATTACCCGTCAGATGTGACGGTACGGCTAAGAAACGTGGCAGACATGCAAAGAGTTGGCGAGGCTATCCAAAGGATAGGAATGACTTTTAAATAAATCAATACACAAGGAGAGAACTATGAGTACAATGAAAACTAATTCATCATCTATGCCCGCACCTGTAGAAAGGTTAGAGGTTCCACAACAGAATTTACGTTCAGTTGACGTAAAGATTGTAGGTACTACAGAACTAATCGTTCACAGGTTTAGCGAGAAAGCTTTGAAGATGATTGAAGATATACAAGCTAAAAAGGCTAAGACTAGAGTAAAGCGAAATCCCAAACAAGAATATGAGGAGTGCTTTTACAAGTGGGGCAAAGGCAATACCAATGGTTCTAACTATCCCGAAAATTGGGACGGTAAGAGTACAGGTATACCCGCAGTTGCTCTGAAAAAAGCTATGATTACTGCGGTATCACAGATAACAGGTGTAACCAAAGTGCTAGCTAGACAAGCGTTTCACATAGACGGAGACGTACTGAAAATAGAAAATGGCAAACCTTACATGAGGTCAGACCATGTAAGAATTGGTATCAAGCAAACAGACATCAGGTACAGACCAGCATACCCAGCGGGGTGGAAAGTTACAGTACCAATTACGTATGATGCAGACGTAATTAGCTTAGACCAACTCATGAATCTGCTTGAAAGAGCGGGGTTTGGTGTTGGTTTATGTGAACACAGACCTGAGAAAGATGGCTCTTACGGTATGTTTACGTTAGAGAAAACTAAGTAACGGCAGATACGGCGGTGCATGTCGGGTTTCCCAAACTTGAGATCCGACAAGGCACGGCATGGCAGACGGGGTAGGTACAGACCAGTTAAGTTATGTTAAGGCAAGGCAGACGGGGTTGGTACAGACCAGTTAAGTTATGTAGTGTACTGTATAGGCAAGGCAGAAAGGGCAAGTTCCGTAGTGTACTGTATAGTTCCGACAAGGCAAGGCAGAAACGGCGGTGTAGGTACGGGTGTGTAAAGTCAAGACATGGCAGACGTGGTTCGTAATGGCAAGTTTCGTATGGTTACGTTCAGTTATGAAATGGCAGTAAGGACGTTGTTCGGCGGGGTGTGTACGGGAATGAAATGGCAGACGTGGTGGGAAGAATTATGGCTCGGTGCTTTAAGTTTGGTTAATGGCATGGCAGTAAGGGCGAGTTCGGGTATGACTTGAAATGACGTGGCGGGGTTTGCAAAGACATGGCAGACGGGGTTTGTATGGACGGGGTACGGCATGTTTCGACATGGCTGTTACCATTGACAAATCTGAGAAGATTTGATACAACTAAATTAGTAACGATTAAGGAGAGTAAACTATGAATAATTACGTTTGGCAAACGGGATACTTACTAAACAAAGAGGGCATACACAAGCTAAATCCTCAACCCATAGCAGAGC